TTGTCCCCAATTAATATCTGATACGGGATTTGCAACTGTCTTATCAGATCTCCACCATGGTATTCCGGCTTGCCTTTGTTAAGATATGTGTATACCTTATCGCCCCTAACCAGTGGTTTAGGCACCTCTCGTGGAGCTACTTTGATAAGATGGATTTTCAACCCCTTGTCTCTCAAATAGTCTCTCACCGGAGGTAGGTTGGTCACGTGAATGATATTCGCCCGATCAACCAAATTCAGATCCGCCTTTAAGCTATCATTACCACACCAATACAGCACTACCGTCTTTCTGTGGGTGCGAACCAAACGTATGTCAGGTGATTTGTAACACCCAAACATCACTATTGGTTCTTTGCCCCCCCGATAAGGACGCAAATGATATTGGTGGAGAAAATTAAATTTCCTCATCGGCTTTGACTCATATCCAACGTGTATCCTCATCTGATCTGATATTTATATCCATACCATACATTGTCTATACCTGTTTCTTTCCATCCTGGCAGGATCATATTCAGCGCCCTGCGCACCTCCGGCAAATTACAGTCATGTCCACAAACCATTCCTCCCTCTTTCAGTATCTCACCCCACATCACAATGTCTTGGATTACCATGTCATATGTATGATCGGCATCGATGAACACAAAATCCAATTTTTCCTTAACATCCTTAACCACTTGCCATGAGCATCCCCTGAGAATGATTAATCTATCCTGATAGGGCCGTGTCTGAGTAAGAAACGTTCTCCAAATTTTGTTGAAATCCCAATCCTTGTAAATCTCCTTACTATAATCACTGTACTGACTAAACCTATCTCCCCACATATCCACTGCATACAACCGTAATTTCGGATTATGTTTCAACAACCGCATGGTAGTGTTCCCCTCGGCACACCCCACCTCTGCACCAACCCGATATCCAAGCCGTTGGATCTGCCAATTTAACCAATCATATCTCTTTCTCCTTTTCATAACAACTCCGATACTTTTACCTTCGGAAACACCTCAATAGCACTATCTGGACTGGCATTAATAATTTCCACCCCCATTTTACGTGCATCTTTAGCAATCGCAGGAAAACCCAGCAAATGCCGCTGAAAGGGAGATTTCATCAATATGGGCTTCTTGGTTTTCCCCGAAGAGGTTAACCCCCTGTAAAGCATGTGCCAGTGTTGATTCCCTGTTCCATCCATCTTCATATCATACCCCAATAGTATGATTCTTTTCACTCCGGTGTGTATTGCTAAATTTATAGCAGCAGCACCGGTATTGGAATGCCAGCATACAGTTGATGGATTGGGGCTGATCCCTATCGTGCGCCGGTGTTTCGCCAGGTATTTAATGCCATATCCCCGATAATCCTCAAAACGAAACTTGTTATGACAACTAACCTTGATTCCTTTCCACCGAGCCAGTTGCTCATGAAAAGCCAAATAAAACTTGTTGTCTCCGAATATCATCATGTCGATCCAATCACCAATCAAAAATGCAGCATTAACTCCTATAATATGTTTGTCATGTATGGGAGACAAATAAGGCGAGTAGGCATCGGGGCCAGCTTCTCCATCTCTTACTGATTTTTCCACATCAGCAGGGATACCGAACTGTTGGATAATCGATGGACCTCCTCCGATAATCCAACACTCACCATCCTCCCACATCCGAGGAACTGTCCACATCGCTTACTGCTCTAAAGATTCAATTAACTCCAACGCAGCCTGATGCCTCAATGCCCTCTCGTTAATTACCTTTCCTGTATCAGCATGAACTACATCAAACCAACCTCCGCCGTCTCGTGACCTTAGGGTGTACTCAGCCTTTTCCACATTTTCCGGAGAAGTTACTCCGTTCAACTTTCCAACCGGACGAATAACATCCATGAATGCCTTTGGCAATAGAGCAGGATCGGCCAAAAATCTTTGTCCAGGTTTGATGATTTTACCCTGGAATCTCAAAGAACCGGTTCCCTCCTTTACAAACTCCCGGAGGTTGTCACCAGATGTAACCGCGACTCGTTTCATAACAATCATTTTTTAATTTATTAAAATGAAAATCACCTGATTAGTGATTTCAAAATTAAGCAGCATGAACCACTCCGCAACGACCATTGTAATCGGCTCTGATCTGCGGCACCTGAATGGTCATCACTTTGTACTTATGAATGAGCTTTCCTTCCGTAGACCATTCTACATTCTGAATTCCCATCCCTCGCACAAGACGCACCACGTCATTGGTCATCTGTACTAACAGTACATTCTCGCTACTGCTGGAATCTTCACTATTGTACAGATAATCAATTACTTTCACATCCAGTATACCATTGATCTTCTTGATTCTCTCACGGATAGTCGTCCCAGGTGTAGTGGAATCGTAATCCTGATCAAGTACAGTTTCGTACGATGTGGGAATATACAACATCCACGGACCATAGAAGTGATCATTGATACTGGCCTGCTTCATCGCAAGCACCAACTCAATAATGGCACTGGCCGAAGTACTGGAATCCGTCCACGAACCATAATCACTCAGTGTAATCTGATTCCTGGAAGGATGATTTAGATAACTATAAATGGTACCGCCTCCAAACGAGTAGGTTTCATCCTGGAAAAGCATTCTTTCCAATTTCTCCTGTACCTTCTTGGCAGCCCGTTCAGCCATCGTGGTATCCAGCGGTTGGCCTAACTTCCGACTGGCCTGAAGAACCCTTTCATTGATTTCATAGTCAGCATGGATGATAGGCAGGGGCAGATAATGGGTACCATATGCTGGACGATCCCCCTTGCTTCGGTTCACGCCGTCCATGGTCATCTCTGCCTCCAGGGCATCACTTACATCATGATACTCCAGGACAGTACTTCCCATCCCATTACCAATATCATACACCAATCCACGGGAAACCAGATCCTGGATCCCTCCAAGACGGGCTTCGGCAATCTTCAATACCGCCTCATCCAGGGTTTTCCACTCATCCCTTCTCAAGGTAGCATTGTTCACCGGAACGGTAGCATAACTCTGCGGGGACTTAGGATCACCTCCTTTGTACACCGTCACATATGCCCTCCCCGTCCTGTCATCAATGAATGGTTTGAACATACCGGCATCCATGCGGGCATTGGAGATGATCTGCCTTGCTACATCTCCCTGCGCTTTACCGTTAAGAAGCAAATCTACATTTGCACCAAAATCCTTCATTTTATCCTCCTTTCCTTTAAATGATTCTAACTAAAATTCTGCGAGCATAACCCAGTGCACCACTGGATTCCTCACCCGATGAGCCGCTGGTATCTACAGCCTCAAGGGCCTGACCAACAATAGCATCAGGATAAGTAACCTCAGTACTGGTGTTGACTTCATACTTCTGCAAATACCCATTACCATCGGATTCCAGAAAATCACCAATGGAGATGTTGTTGCCGTCAGCAAGAATAGCATACACAATGTCTCCTCTTGTGGCTATCCATCCCTGTACCTTGTCTCCACTGTCATAGGCATCATCTATGCCCTTGCCTTCCAGCTCATTCTCCAACGCAAACATCGTCATAGCATGCTGCGATGCGTTTGAGTGAGCTTGTACTTTACCCGCACTGGTGAGTTCGATCAGCATGCCGGGAATGATCTCGGCGGCTGCTTCATACTCCTCAACAATGTCAAGGTACTTTTTAACTTTAATCGTGTTGTAGCTCATTTTTTACCTCCTTTCTTACTTTTTGTTTTCCTGACCAACTTTCACACCAGTAGGATACAACGGTTCCACTTCAGGTACCGTAGAACTGGTATTGTTTCCTACCGCCGCGGAATAATCTTGCATTTCTGCGTCACGTTTAATACTACGATGTAATTTCATCAATTTTTCCGTGGATTCACTTTCCAATTCCTCTTTTGTCCAGGTGTCTTCAGTGTTTTCCAGGATACTTTTGATGAGCATCGCCCTGCGTTCCTCAAGTAATTTCAACCCGGTACGGAAACTTTCAGCATACTTATCGGGTATGGCCCTGAGAAAGTCTTCCTCCTTTTTGAAGGTAGCTTTCAGTACTTTCATTGCTTCCTCCGGTTTGATGTCCTCAACTTTCTTTTTCCCTTCAGAAACAACATTATCCACAGGAAAAAGTTTGTCAAGAACTTCATCCGGCTGCTTCGACAACCATTCCCTGTCTTCCTCGACAAACCGGGTGCCTTTGTGGGCAATCAGTTCATCGATTTTACAAGGTTCTTTTTTTCTCTGCATTTTTTCATAAGATTTTAAGGTTACACTTTCATTTTCATTCTTTTTCGCATCACCATCACCTGACAAGGCAATGTAAGAGACTTCTCTACGTACTTCATCCTGAAGGAGCACTTCTTTTTTCGACGATTTTTTCACATCATCCTTATCTCCTTTCTTGTTATTACGTATGCCACAACCATCTGTCCAGCTACACGCCCCCACCCCACCGGGCAAAAGGGCGAGATGATCGGGCCTGTGGTTAATTGCTACTGCCTCATATTTTTCTCCATTCCAAAATCCGGTTTCTTCTTCCTCATCAGTGAACACCCCCACACTTACATCCAAAGGATTCTTTTCTTGTATGTAAGTCAACACCTCCGGTCTTAACTCCCTCAACCGCTCTATATCCAACCACGCTTCAGCCTTCAGCTTTGCCCCCTCGACATGTGTTCCATACACTCGTCCCACTGCTTCGCGTTCGATCACCCCTGGTGAGTTAGCAGATATGCTTACACCATTCTCCTGCGGGTGATCGATAGTGATTGGTATGCCATCCCAACTTGCTGGGAATCGTCCAAGATCATCAATGCGGTGTAACAATGGACCATGACTACCATTATGTACTCCCTCCACCATCATCACAACAGGAACCACTATATGTTCCCGGCCCTGGTGAGTCTTTGTTTTTATCTCGTAATCTGTTGCCGAGTTGCCGTAGGTCTGATAATTTCCTTCCAGTTGATTTGTTGGAGCGGCCGCCTCAAACCTTCCACCATGAGAAGAACAATGGGAACGAGCTTGTGCAGCAGTCCAAGTATCTTTATCATACCGATACGCTTGCTCGGTCATAGTGTCCTCGCCTTTCAACTTCCCCATAATTATGGAATATGTTTTCCCACCGGACCGACGAGTGACCCGACGGAACGATCCCTCCTGAAATTGTCCGGGAGGTCTCAATCTACATGCATGTTCATTCGGATAAGGCATCTCAAATTCTTTTTAACGGTTTCACATAGCGGAAAAACGCACAAGATTCTCCCTGCCAATCTTTAATCAGTTGGAAAGAATCCTGATGTTTTTCAACAAATCTGACCGGGGCCATAAACAATTCCCGGCGACGGCCATAATTGAACTTGTAGAAATTATAGTCCAGTAACCCAATAACGGTAACTCCGGGTATCCAGTGTTTGTATAATGCCTGAATGCATCCGGTGAACACTGGTTCTTGCTTGGGTGCATCAAATAGGCAGATCTCTATCTTGTCTCCCGGGTACCTGTTTAATGTCTCTGGCAATTCTCCCACAACTGCAATCAAATTTCCACTATAAACCTGACGTACATTCCGATAAAACAGGGGATACAACTCCTGACCAACAGATAGGGTAACACCAAACCTCTTTGCCCAATCACATTGTTCTTTGTTCGCCGTCCACCGATCAAATACATAATAAGGACGATTGTATCCAACTTTTACCAATCCACGCAACAGGGCCACACTGGAGGCACCGAGCCAACAACCCAGCTCCATAGCTACGCCCTGCCCGGTCCATCGACCCCCTAACCACTCCAAATAGTGGTGTACCTTAACAGGTGTCATTGCTGGTATGTCCGTGTTTCTGTTCATTTCTTTTTAACTGCCGGTATCCATGTACATCTACAATTCGGATGCAATGGGATCATCCCTCGTGCTTGCTCAATGGTAAATATTTCCCCCGTCAAATTTCCACATCTGTCACACATACGATCATCTCCTGTGCTAACCCATTCGGCGACAATCTCCACTCCCTCTACTCTCCAATTGGAGAACTCCTGCAAGGTGGCTTCAGCATGAGTGTGGATGATCTCCGTACGTGCTAACATCTCTGCTCTGCGCTTGGCGGGAATGAACCTGCCCAATGTATCAGTGATTCCCAACTTCCCCATTCCTGTACCATCAATAGTGGCAACAAGTTTTTTAGCGAGAATAACCGGATTGTCCCCATCTGCGATCCCTTGCGCCAATATCCTGCTGATCTGCGTATCCATTGCGGTGGTGATCCCTTTCAACCCATTGTATGTGCGGGAATAAAGCAACCCTAATCGGTCAATGTGGAAAGGATTACCCAACACCACGTCAATCCCTCCCTGTTGTTCAATGGAGGGAATTCCCTTTATACTTTTCCTCATCTCATACCTCGCCCGAATCACTCCCCTTTGATAGGCATCAGCAATGTATTTGTTTGTCCATGCCTCCCCTATCCCAATCCCCACCTGGGGCAATTCCGTTATTTCCAATATCCCCTTCTCCACCTGACGATCCAACCAACGCATGAATGCATCCACCTTCTGCGAACTACGCACAAAAGCAAACTCCCCACTAACGGGAGGGGTCAACTTCATTGTTTGAGGGATGGTTTGCGGAATAGTCCCCTCCCTTAATCCAAAGCAATCCCGCTCATCTACTGCCTGTCGCACCACTCTCACCAACTCTGCAAACCTCCTCCTCATTGCCCGCACAAACATCATACGCAACGTGGTAGTACGTGTGGGATCGTACCTATTAACAGCATATGTATCAATATGTTGACAAACTTCACTCATTCTCCTGTTCCGTTTCTGTTTCCATTTCCTTTTCCATTTGATTCATCTCTCGCTGTTCCTCCTGAATGTATGCTTCTCTCTGTTCCTGAATCAATTCTACCTGATCACTGTCTAATCCCAAAAACAATTCCATAAACGCTTCTGGCGGCACCACCTCCTGCGCAGCAGGTTGTGTCGCATAATCCTTCAATGCTGCTGCTCTATTTTTACCCACCTCTGTTTTATCTTTCTCGCTCATCGCAAACAAATCATCCCACTTCACGCTATATGACTCTTTCGGCGATGGAAGTATCTTTTTGTCAATACAGTAATCCACAAATGGGCGCACAATGCAATTCTCCGCAAAGTCCTCTCTACGAGATTGTATGTAATTTAACCACTCTTCCTGATCCTGTGTGGATGCCAATTCTCCACGTTCACTACCAGTGAGTATCCGTTTGGGTATTCCCGTTTCTGCCGAGATCATCTGTATCTGTACGTCTACATGGGATTTTGGATCACTCACCTGGGACTGTAACGCTCCTATGGCTACTCCCTGAGCAGTGATAATCCTCCGCAAATCATGTTCATACTCATCTATTTGATTCATCAAATCATCTTCCACCTCTTCGGTCATTTGGAAATCTTTGTCAATATCAGCATGGTACCCCGGGCGAGCTCCTCTCCAAAACATCTCAGCACTACCCCCCACCAGCTTTTCCAGATCCAATAACCGATTCCAAACTGCCTGCAAACGCGGAGTACCATACACCCTACTCAATGCTCCATCTACTACATGAATCACCCTACTGTAATGTACATTGATTGACTCTGTACCACCCTCCGGGGTGGATACCTCTATGGTGTATTCCACTGGTAATCCATATCGTGGTGATTGGTAATTCTTATCCCATGTGTGGATGGATACGCTCCTTTCATTGTATATTTGCACATAAAGCAACTCTTTCTTCCCAGAACTCCTCACAGGTTTGGCCCAATCCTCTTTTGTATTTACATCATTCAATCCCATCACCAGGATTCCGAATCGACCGATACCTGTTTGGATGTCTAATTGACGGAATACGGATTTCAATTTTAATTTCTCATCCAGAATCTTATACTGTTTTTCCAATGGAGTCTCCTGATCATCGTCTGTTTCTATCACCTCTACCTTACCTCTCCAAGTAGCTTTCACTGGTTTGTTAATGATTGCCCGAGCAATGTCTTGCCGGGTGTACCGAGAGTAGTATTCTGCAAAACTGATTTCAGTTGGATACCCTAATGCCCGGTACATATCCCGATCACCCCCGTATTGATAACCCAGATAAGAAGCGAGTCTCATTCTTCCGATCAACTCACTGAGTGTGATCAATTTTTTTGCTTTTGCCGTATTATTGTTGGACCGTTCCATTTCGTTTGATTGATGTTGATTTGCCTGATCTGGTAGTACCCGTTCTTCGTTGTATGATGATCTTTTCCAGATTCTCCAACTGCTGTGAAAATTCTGGATACTTTTCCGGGAAAGTCCCGTTATATATTGCCTCGAATGCTTTGAATTTCAAATTCATGAACTCCGTGTAATCCAAATATATGTCCCAGGTTACATGAGATCTGGAGGTAGTTTCCAATGTCTCAATCCTCACATCATGGTTCGCTATCAGCGTAATGTTTGTCGCCCCCAGAGTTATGGCCGCAGCCAGTACCACCGCCGCAATAGTCCTCCACATATTGCGACTATGTCGCATTTGGTCTTCTCTTTTTTCGTATTCTCCTCTCAGGGCTTTGATCTTATCAGTGATCTGATCCAAAAATTCACGTTCGCTCTCACTCATCATATACTGGGATTTATTATGAAACATTCCCCACTCGCACTTCGATGCCTTTTACCCTCCGGGTAGTCATCATCATTCTCTGTTGTCTCTATTTGATATCGATACAATCCTGTCGGTTGATCTTCCGTATCATCTCTGCCCACGATCCAAACAATAACACATGACGTGGTGGGTTCTACCTTGGTAACTGTGCCGCCGGTAAACGTATATGTACCAATTACCTGTTGTGATGCGGCATGGTATACTTTAATCTCTATCTCTGTTAGGTCCGCCGTGTCATCAATGCCGCTCAGGGTCATTGTACATAGTATGTCCTCAATGCCTCGCTCGTATGTGTTAATTGTTGCCATTATGATAATATTGCCGTTAGGTTATTATCCGTGGTAAGACTACCAGCCAAATTGTTAACCGTGGTAAGGTTGCC